CCACTGGGGTTGAACTATTTATTGTGTAATAAATAGACGACATATTGGCAGTTGCAGACGCACTGGATCCTCCTCCTCCACTAATAGTTACATTTGGTGTTGAAGTGTATTGATTACCACTACTAATAATAGTAATAGAAGCAACAGAATCACCTTCTAGAGTTGCAAATGCAGTAGCAGTTTCACCTGTTGGGGAAGCATCAATCGTTACTTCTGGAGTCGATGTATATCCTGTTCCACCAGATGTAACAGTAATACTTTCTACAGTTTTATATAAAGTATCAAAATAAGCCACCTGTCCATCATAAGGTCTATCTATATCAACTTTTGCCCTACCATCTCTTACATAAGTATGACCTAAAGTAGAAATTCCAACATTAACAGTAAAGTTTCTTGCATCTGGAACTGCATCAACTTCAAAGATATATGGATTTTTATGTGGATAAGTCTTCTGTCCATATGCACAATCAAGTACTATACCACTTAAAGTAACACCCATTCCAACTGAGAAATTATGATTTGCAGAAGTAGTAACAGTTGCAACTCCAGTCTGATGAGTATAATCAAATCCAGTAATATTAAGATTTGGCGTACTTAAATTAATAGTAACATTATCCTGAGATACAGCAGCTTCAGAACTAACCGTACCAGTAAATTGTAATGCACCAGTTCCACGGGAAACTAGTCCTTTTGTTCCAAAACTACAATTACTATTTGCAAGGTCTGCTTGCCCACCAGCATCACATGCAATTGCTTCATCACAACATATTGTGAATACAGAAACTAACTGAGCAAATCCACTATTAGTTACAGCAACACCAACTCCACCTTGATTATACTGAGTGAATGAGTCAACATTCATTGCTTTCAATGATCTTGCTTGTTTTCCATCAATACGAATACCAACTCCTGTAGTTGTATCACTTGTACAGTTTTGAACATATGGTCCTTTCCATTTACCACCACCTACATTTTCTGCTATCTCTGTAGTAGGAAATCCAACAGCAGCCGCAGGTGCAGTATGCCCACTGAATGTCATACTTGCTAATTTACATCCTTTTCTTACATGAAATAAATCTTTATTTGTTGTATTAGGAAGTACTTTAACTGATCTTTGATCGTCTCCAACAATAGCAACAAATGCAGGAACCTCTATGGGATTCTGTTCAACATAATTACCTGACAGAACTTTAATAGTAGTACCTGATTCTGCAATCCCAACTGCAGCTGCAATCGTCAATTTTGCATTATCAATTGATGTTCCGTTATTTGTATCTATACCATCCTTTGCAACATAAAGTACATTGGGTGCAGAGTTAATACCAGAAGCAGTAGATTTAATTTCTACATTATTACCAAGTATAATTTTAGTATTAGTAATACTAACAATACCAACACTAACTACTTCTGTTTCACCATCTAAAGTAATAGAAGATCTACCAACGGTAAGTACACCAACAACCCTGGCATCACCATCCACCATCAAGGCAGTATTACCATAACCAACATGAACAGTTCCAATACCGTTATTTTCACCTAAAGTAGTAATACCAACTATTCTGGCATTACGTTGAATATTTAAATCACTCCTACCAGTAATAATACCAACTGAATCAACATTAGTTACATCCTCATATGTTATAGTTCCTGCTGCAGATATATTTCCTGTTATCTCAGCATCACCTTGAACAAATAATGCTTTATCAGATCTTGCAGTAGAACCAATACCAACATTTTTTATAGTATTAATACCAACAGGATCAACCGCCCAAGTTCCACCAGCTCCAACTGACCCACCTGTATTTTCAATCCATGTTTGATTACTTCTAACATATTCCTTACCATCTGTAGGAGCATCTTCTATACCACCTCCACCAAATGATGCTAGTTGTTGCTGAACTCTATTAACAAATAGTCTATAGTTTTCCTGAAGTTTCTCATAAGTTACAAACTTCTGATCTAATGGTGTTAATGGATCTGAATTATCTTCATCAGGAGGAATATTTAAAAGTCCCTCAGAGATAACTTCCTTATCAAACTTCTCAAAAGTTTCTTCAAGTTTTTCAATTTTATTTTGAAGAGTTTGATTCTTTTCTTCAAATGAAGAATATATCTTCTTTATTTCACCATCATAAGATTTTGCTTCTGGTATCTTAATAGATGAAACTTTTTTAAATAAACCTACAATTTCTTTATTAAGGCCTTTAATTTCTTCATCATAATATTTTACTTCTGGGACTGTTGGTATAGATTCTTCTACATTTAATATCTTATCTTTTAAATCTTTAAGATCATTATCATAATACTTTATCTCAGGTATCTCTGTAACCTTATTAGATAACTTTTCCAGTAATTCCTTTACTTCATCAATATCATTATCATAATGCTTTATCTCAGGTAAATTAGATAATGAAGATTCTATTTCCTTTATCTGGGTTTCTACACTAGAAATTTCCTCATCATAATACTTTATCTCAGGTATTTCTGGAACTGTAGGAATATCTTTTTTTACACCTTCAATTAAATCTAATATTAAATTTAATTCTTCTTCATAATATCTTATTTCAGGTACTTCTGGAATACTTTCCTTTACCTGTTCTATTAATCCTTTTATCTCATCTATCTGATCATCGTATAAAACAGGTTCTGGAATAGTTGGAATCTCAGAACGAACAAATTCAATTTTTTCCTTTAATGATGCAAGATTTGAATTTATATTTGATGGGTCAAATTGTTCAGGTATACTTCTTTCTACTTCCCTTATCTCAGAACGAAGTATTGTAATATCTCCATCATAACTTGCCTTATCAGCAACATTATCTATTCTTTCTTTTAAACTTTCTAATGTATTAAAAACTTCAGTTAAATCTGTTTCTTCAGGAATTAACCCTACTACTGACTGTATATCAGACTTAAGTGAATTTATTTCTTCTAGATATGGATCAACTTTTACTTCTTCTTGAATTATTGCAGCAGGTTTTTCTACGACCTTATCTTCACCAAAATGCCTTTTTGGAGCGTCGATTTTCTTATCTTTTAATTTCTGTTCCTCTAATCTTTTTTGAGCCTGTTCTTCTTTCAAAGAATCATTTTTCTTTCTCTTAAAAAAATCCGAGGGATTTCTAATCGACACTAATAACCTCTATCATTTTATATATCTAATGAAATATTTATTTTAGCAAGAAATTACTCTTTTTTCAAGTTTTCTTGTTTGATCATTTTTGCTAGTTCTGCGGTAGATCCAACAAATAATGCATTAGTAACATTCGTGGGTGATTTTTTGTTATCCTCCTCGTTTACGTCTTTTAATTTCTTTTGAAGATCCATTAACTTATCAGTCGCATCAGACACACTCTTTATAAGTTGTCCTGCTACTTCATATGCTCTTGGTTGCTCAGTTTCTTGAGCAAGTTCAAGGATACCATCAATGGCTTCTTGACCCTTTTCTATTATACTATAAAGATTGCCTCTTGTATAATCATAGTCTTTAGAGACATCATCTTTAGTTAATCTATCAGGTTTCTCAGGTCTGGTAACATTAGTAAGTTGTTCTTTTTTAGGGGAACAACCATTCTCAGGAGTAGTTTCAACTTCAACTGGTGTAATATTGAATGCTTTATCTAGTTGTTTCATTAGAAGGTACTCCCGTCAAATCCAAAGTCATCACCTTCAGGAATTAATACATCATCCGCATCAGTAATTAAACCAATAGCATCACCCCTTAGATGAGACGCAGGAGTTGTACCGTCTCTACCTCTCTCGACTGTAAGATTATTTCCATCCTTCTTAATAACCTTCATCTCTTCTTCACCAATAGTAATGAATACTCTTGTAGTATTTGTACTTGCAGAAATGTTACTTGCATTTTCTACAGGAATAACAATATCATTTATTAATATATCAGATGCTAGATTAGTTACAACATCACCAGTGTAATTCTTAATTGCTCTAGGTGCAACTGAGTAAGTAACATCTCTTTGACCAGGAAGTGCCTTTCCACCTCTGTAATTGACGGTAGACTTCTTGATAATATCCTTGGAAGCATCGGATACAGGGCCAAATAGATATGTCTTTGCAGTAAATCTTAGTGTATAAAGAAGAACTCTTCTTTGAGTAAAGTCTCCCTCATAATCATCTTGCATTGTAATATTTTCTAATACAATGGGTATATCTCTTTTCTCTTTGATTGATTCAACCAGAGTAACAGTAACATTATATGCTGGTTGGAAATATGGTAATATTTGTTCTGTAATCTGCAATGCATCATCATTTAATTTGCACATAATAGCAAGTTCAAATTGCATATTATATGGAACTGGTAGATATGCTTTCTTTGAATCTTTTCCTGTTGTCGGATCTTTTACAGTGAATGTTTGAGTTGTTGTTACCTTTCTTGAAGGATCATATGTAAGACCTGTAAACTCAAAAGACATCCTTGGTAAAGTAATGGCTGTTGACTTATTCAAGTCTGGTGTTTGTTCCAATCTTGCTAAAAACTTTTGGGTAGGACCATATGCCAATGGCACTTTAATAGTAGAATCCTCTTGTTTAACAGTTATGCCATTAAACAAAGTACCAAAAGAAATAATGGTTCTTCTCAGAATTTCGTTATAAAAATATTCAAACATTGTTATAGTCCTGGTATATTATTTAGGGAGTACCAAATGGGTTCTGTTCAGTAAAGTCTATTCACCCTC